TCGCCAGCAAGTCCTCGGATTTTTTTTTCGGGACGCGCGGCTTTGTGGGGGCTAGGGGTAGGGGGTCGGTCATGTGTTTATGGAATTCGGTAGGTGTTCGGTTGCATCTTCAGCTGCCCCCGCCGAAATCGCGCAAGGGGGGGTCATCGCCGCCCACAGCCAGCGGCACGCTCCAGCGCCAGCAGCGGCCACTTTACCGCTGAAAGTTATCCACAATCCACTATTCATGCAAGTCATTGATCTATATGCTTTCTTACAGAATGCTGACATATTCCATTTAACACGATGTCCATTATGTTAAGTCAATTGTGGATAACTAACCAGTATTTGCTCAACAAACAGGCAGAGTTGCGTTATCCACAGGGCAATGTGTTCAATCATGGCTCAATCGTGCCTCTCTCCTGTGGATAACTCGTCAACCACTTCGACATGGCGCAGTGCCGCCATGCGTAAGTCTTGGATGTTGATGCTGATCGAGGCTGCTTTTTGTAGGCCGTAAGTCTTCTGATCCCATCGCTCGGCCAGCCACTGCCTCGTTCGGATGCGCTGGACATCGCGCTGCGGATGCTCCACGTCCATGTCATCCGCAATGGACATTGTCTCCACCGCCAACTTATCGGCGGCTATCGCGCGCGCACGCGCAATTATAGAGGGATCGGTATCTTCGATCCATTGCTCGAGCGCCCTGCGCCCGATACCAAGTTCGTAGCAGATTGTTGTCTGTGACTTGCCTGCCTCAAACATAGACACGATCATGTCGTGAGGCAAATCCTCAAGCAGAGCCATGTCCTCTCTGAATTTCGGTCTTCCTGCCACGCTCAGACCCTCCTCAGAGCCGTTTTAATCCGCTGGACGATATCCAGTACCCACTGTTTAATTCGCTGCATTCTTGAGCCTTCCTGCGAGTTTGGTGTCGAATTTCTTTTCCATGACTTCATTGTCATCGAATTTCAAGTCGTTTTCAAAGTCATCAAATCCTGTTGCACCGCCCAGCTTGAAGTCTGGCGCTGGTTTGAATGCTGTGACTTTGGCCGTTGGGAATAGTGCTTTGATCTTGATGACCTGTTGCATACGCTCATCGGCCATCAATGCCTCAATCTCTTCCATTGCCCAGATATTCTGGTTGCTGATGTCTTGACGCTCCCGCTGTATTGCTACGGCCTCGTTGACCGTTCTGACAATCACCATGACCTGGCCGTTTTGCATCTCCCACTCAATCCTCGGTATGTTGTCGCTGGCCGGTGATATGCCTTGATCGGCTGCCCACTGATCCAGCACGCCATACGCTCTGATCATTCCCGCCAGGCTTGAATCGAATCTCGCCTGATCCTTTGCCGTGACTGCTTGCTGCAATCTGCTGTTCTGAATCCAGAATTTCTCTCTCAACCCACTGTCTACTAAAGTAATCAGTCGATTTTCTCCCCATTTCCTGTCGCTGATTGCCTTGGCTAACTCCAGTTCCATCAGTTTGGATTGAACGTAAATCGTCCAATGGTCTGCTTGTGGACTTGGACTCGTTGCTGGTGGATGCTGTCTGCTCTTTTGCTTTGTTGCCATTTTGATTTCCATTCTCTTACGACATGACATTACGGACAACGATAAGCGACAAACCTCCGAGTCTTAGACTCTCGGTTTGTCTTGTCGCTATCGGGACAGACAAAGCGCGACAAAGTCGCTATTTGTCGCTGTGCTTTCTGTATGTTCATACAGTATTAAAACTCATTCTGATTGCTTGGTTTGGACATCAGCCATACAAATTTGTCTCTGATTCCGATCAGTCCAGCCTCTGATAACCGTTCCTGAGCGCGATTCCATGCCTTGTTAAACGATGCTTTCTGGATGCTGTTTGAGTCATCTGTGATGCCCTTCTTTGACCGAAATTCATTGTGCCAATCGTCCAAATAAACAACCATATGCTGGTTGCCCTCAATAAACTTTAATACTCCTTTTGCTTTTAATACATTTTCAAGGCTGACCATTTCCATGGTCTGATTTTTGCCACTGCCTGAGTTGCTTTTAGTCTTCTTTTCAGCCGCAAATTTGACCGCCTCATCGCTAGCCTGTACCGCCAGGCTTGTGATCGGCTCGCCTATTTGCAGCGATCCAGCTGGCGGCGTGAGTTCCACGCTGACCATCTCAAAGCCGATTCTGGTGCCGTCCTCGCCGTCCTTTTGCTTGGCCGTGCGGATGATGCCTTTCATGGAGTCCTCAAACCGAATCAGTTCCAACTCTGTGTCCACCGCTCCTAAGAGGCTGGAGTGGCCGCGCAGTCCTTTGGTGGCATCCTTTCCACTGTGGTGCAGGATCATCAAGGCGCAGTCCTGAACGATCTGCTGGATGCGTCCGCAGCTGGAGATAAACGATCCCATGTCGCTGGAGTCGTTCTCATTGCCGCCGCCAAATGCCCTGGCTAAGGTGTCGATGATGATCAGCTTGAAGTCGATACCAAGTTCAGTGACAAGGTTTTCTACCGCAATCATGAGCGCGTTGAAGTCCTCCACGCTCGATCTGAGGTTGAGTTGGTGCCTGATAACGTAGATCGGCGCACCATCCTCAGTACCGTGATGTTGCTTAATTGCCTTGATCCTTGCGCCGACACCGCCAAATCCCTCGCCGCACAGGTACAGCACCGCGCCTTGCTCGCTGACCTCGTTGCCCATCCACGTCCTGCCGGTGGCAATTGCCTCGGCAATGTCCAGCGCAATGAATGACTTGAATGAGCCTGGTGGCCCAAATAACGCGCTGAATGAGCCCACCGGCAGCACCTTGTCAATCATCCACTTCACCGGCTCATCTTGTATTGAATCCCAATGCTCGATGTTGATCTGCTTTGGCGGCTTGGTGGGAATCGGTGGCGCTGGCTCTGATTCAAACTCTTTTGCTATGTTTTCAACCGGATTCCACTCGGCCATGGTGACTTCTACCACTGAATTTGTAATCGGATTCAATCGTTCGGGTATCGTTACCTGATCCACACTGGTGATGATTTGCGCTGCCTTGACCAGCGCCACCAGTTTTTCTCTACCCGCGCCAGCCTCAATGAATTCATAGGCATCATCACCCTGCCCTTGCAGTCCGAGGTCAACTACCTTGACCGACTTGGCGATGGGAAGTATGGCTTGGGCTGCTTTGTGCGCGTACTGCCAGCCAGGCGTGTCGTTGTCCGGCAGGATGATGACCTGAGCGCCAGCAAAGTACTCGGTGATGGCCTCCGGCCAGCTGCCGGCACCAGTGTGCGCCGTTGTCGCAATCATGCCAATTGACGTGATGGCATCCGCTGCCTTCTCGCCTTCCACCAAGAATATGTTGCGGCCTGCTGTCTTTGCGTCCAGCAACGCGGGTAAGTTGTACGGCACTATGCGTGCATCCCCAAGGCTTGGGTGCCTACGGCCATCCGCGTCAACCTTGTACAGCCGGTACGTTTTTCCTGCCTCGCCTACCTTGTACCGCTGCTTGACGAATACCGTCTGCCTGTCCTCGTCTTGGTATTGCCATTCTTGTTCTAGGATGTTGCGCGGTATCGGTTTGATGTTGGCGAGTGGATCGGGGCGCTCCATAAGTTCCGGCAACAGGTGCAGTTCCTTGATGGTCTGAAACACGTCCTCCTGACTGCACCCACCGTGACAGTGGAACAGTGGTTTGCCCTCATCATTGATGTCTATGCTGAGACTTGGATTCTTGTCGCCGTTGCCTTTGCCGTGACCAGGTACGGGACAGCTGGCTACCCACTGACCATTTGCTTTCTTTGCGTTGCCGAGCGTCTTGGCTATTTGTTCTGCTTGCATATTGCCTCTACTTGTTCTATGCGTTGCCCGATCCATGCCATCACAGGCACTGCCATGCTGTTGCCCAAGGCTTTGTACCTTGGACCGTCTGGCGTGGGTTTGTTTTTGCTTTTGATGTCGGTGTAGTTGTCTGGAAAACCTTGGAGTCTCTCGCATTCCTTTGGCGAGAGTCTGCGTACTGCCATTGATTGCATTACGCATTGCGGCTGACCTCCACCTGTTGGAGATTGCTTTGTCAGCGTCAGCGCCTGATCATTGTTGTACTTTGGTGTTTGTTCGGTAGTAAATGCCATGGGTTGCGCCACACCATGCACGCCTGTGGCGTTGAGCGTGTACATCGGGCCGCCATCAGTAAACCCATCTCCATTGCCACCGTTCTCAGGTTTACGCCCAATAGTGTTTTCAGCTAAAGCAATGGGTTCACAGCTAAAGTGACCCCCTGTAGTAGGAATCAATGTCTCTGTTTCGGCATCCATCCTGTTTTGGTTATCAGGAATTTGCTTACCAATGGTAAACATCCCCCCCCCCCGTTAATGTGTTGGTTTTCAAGTCCTTGTTTATTGCCAAAATGCGCGTCAATTGTTGGCGCAACTTCAGGAGGCCAAACAACCATTGGATGCTCTACGTCAACCCCACCTGTTCCAACGCTTGCCTTAATTGTTCCGGCAACACCTTCCCTCTTTTCTCTGCTCGGCGCAGGATGCCCTGACAAGCTGTGGCGCTCAAAAAGAACCGCTGCGGCAGCTCGCCAGTCTCCAAGGTATCCGACAACGAACACACGGCGGCGGCGCTGTGCCACTCCGAAATACTGAGCGTCAAGCACCCTGTATGCGAACCCATACCCGCATTCTGCCAACCCTCCAAGGAAGCTGCCAAAGTCCCGTCCTCCATTGGAGGACAGAACGCCGGGGACGTTCTCCCAGACCAACCAGTTGGGGCGATATTGTTTAGCAATGGCAAGATAGGTAAGCATGAGGTTGCCACGCGGGTCATCCAATCCTTTTCTGAGTCCTGCGACTGAGAATGATTGGCAGGGAGTTCCTCCGACAAGAAGATCGACATTTGATTCAAGATTCCACTCCTTAAATTTCGTCATGTCGCCAAGGTTTGGCGTTGATGGGTAATGGTGCGCCAGCACTTCAGATGGGAATCTTTCGATCTCCGAATACGCTACTGCTTCCCATCCAAGGGGATGCCATGCTACGGTTGCCGCCTCAATACCACTGCAAAGTGAGAGATATTTCATGTTGTATTTTTTAGAGGAAAAAAAACCGCTGGGGTTAGCCAGCGGTGCTTAAAGCCGATCAGTTAAAACATCTCGTCATCAGCCACTGCCGCGGCCATCGCAGTCTTTGCTGGCGCTGCAACTGGCGGTATGAACGCTGGTCTTGCTGGTGCCACCGGCGCTGGTGCCACTTCCTGAGCTGCATCAGCATCCATGCCAGCGGGACGGTCGATCCATGACACGATATTGAAGTTCGGTATACGGGTGGTGCCTTTGCCGATCTTTTCCAGCTTGCTGCCTGCATATTCCAGCACTGGCAATTTGCCCACGTTGGCGGCTTGCTGCGCGGCGCAGTCCATGTACAGCTTCTCCAATCCCATGTTTGGGCCTACGCCAGAAGATGACCACTCGCACAGGCCGAGCGCCTTGTTGTAAAAGTGAATGATGAATCCGCGCTTGTGGTCAGGTGTCGGCTGTGGGCCTTTCTTGCCAAGACTTACATCGGGCTGCCAATCGCGTACACCGACACCGAGTTGCAGCCAGCCGGTTTGCACTGCATTGATGTCAAAGACAACCTTACCGAGTTGGATTTCCTCGCCGAGGTTGTTTGTCCAGGCGTTGGCTTGGGGAGAAAAGCGGATGTAGTTTCCATTACCGCCACCAGAAGATAAATTTAGCATTTTGCGTTTCGCTTTCAGAAGTTACAGGGATTGCATTATTGACTCAACGAGCGATCTCTCGCAAGTGTGAGTCCACTTGATACCTTGACCGTCAATTCGTCCAAGATAACTCTTTGTTCCTTTGGCAGTAGCTTTTCCGCTGCCGCAGGAGTAATTAGGGTTGTTTCAAATATGTCGCTGTCAGACAAACCTATTGATGTCAACTGTTCGCGTGCGGCGTTGCCATCAATCCATTTGCGGGTTGCACGCTTAGGTGCCAACTGCCAGCCAGGCACCACCATGCCATCCTTCTCCATGGCTTGCAATGCGTGTTCCTGCACCGCTGATATGAATTTCTCCACCAGCGGCGCTTTGTCCAGAATTGCGCTAATCTGCTCAGGTGTCAGCGCCAGCATGACTTCCTTGATTTCTTCCTTTTTCATGACGGTGATGTCTGGTTGCGCCGCCACGATATCAAATTGCTTTTGCTGCGCTGGACAGATTGTTTTGGCATCGCACCACTGGCAGGCTGACTCTGACGGTTTGAATGATGGCGCGTCACTGACCACGTCATCAATTGCCGGCATCAGAATATTCTCTTCCCACTCGCCGAGTTCATCGGCGGTCATTATGTGGATGCGTTTTTCACCGTGGAATGGCTGGATGATCTGTAGTTCGACTTCATCAATATCAAGCCGCAGCGTTGCAATGGCGGCCAGCGCGTAGATTTTCAGCTGCTCAGTGTCAGCGTCCACCCAGCCTTTGCCGGTCTTTAAATCTGCAATGACCAGTTTCTTTTGGCTGATTGAGTGGCCGATAACGTCAGCTGTGCCGCCAAGTTTAAAGAGCGCCGTGCTGAACAGCGTCACAGGCACTTCCACCTTGACCATGCCGAGTTGGTCTTGAATTGCCCATATGGCTTTCATGTGTTCCAGCGCATACAGGCAGTTGTCCTCGGTCATGGTGATGCCTTCCACCGTCTGGCCGACAAATTGGAGTGGGTCTGATCCGAGTTGGAAACAGGTTTCTGCCAGCGCGTGGATGGCGGTGCCAATGTTGGCCGCCTCACCTGATGGGCGTTTCGGGACTTGCTCGCACAGCTTTGCTGATGCTGGGCAGGCGATCCAGCGGGACGCTGCTGACGGTCTGAGTCTTAGTTGCTTTGTTGCCATGAGTCTCTTTCTAAGTGATGTTCGTTGATGATGATCTGGTACGCCAGCTGGCGCACCTCAGTGCTTGTCGCGTGGCCTAAGTCCTCTGGATCAAGCAGGCGCTTGAGGAATACGACTTTGTCCTGATTGGCTTTGCGCTGCTTTTCCAGCATCTCGGCCAGCCAGACTATGTGCTGACGCATGATCTGTCGTTCCTTGTCAGCCATTGCGGATACCCCACATTGCGATCAGCGTTGCCTCGGCGCGGCCATCATCCTTGACGCGCTTGAAGTGTTCCGACATTGCAGGGAAGAGTTCGATGGCGCGTTGACGGGATGCGTCCTTGCCGGCAGCCTTGCCCATGGCTTTCGTCCAAGTCGCTGGTGCCACATAGGTTATTGGAATGTTGAGCGCGGCCAGCACGCCTTCCACCACGCCAAGGCTTCGGCCAAAGCCAAACATGGCCGTTACGCCCTGCCCTGGCCGCGCTGCTGGGCGCTCCACAATGGCTTGGTTTGGCTTGAGATTGCCAATGATCTCGGCCAGCAGCTGCGGTGAGACTTGCCGCTTGGACTTCTTGTTGATGTCCACCGTCAGCGTTGGCATATCGTGTACCGACAGCAATTGACCGTCAACCAGCACCGCTATTGCGCCATTTAAGCCGCAGTCAATACCCAATGTGACCTTCATTTGGCGGTGTCCTCTATGGCCTTGTTGAGTACCTGTAGCCGCGCTGTGATGAGCGCGTCTGCGGCCTGCTCCAAGCGGATTACTGTGGAGTAAAGTGGCTCGGTCTGGCCGTTAACCCAGCGCGATAGCTGAGCCTGGTCGATCTCTGCGACACGGCACAAGTCTGACATCCGATAACCGGCTGACTCAATCTTGTGCTTGATGTCCTGAATGGCTTGCTGTGAGACTTTCATGTTTACAATGTTAACCATGTTTTGTGGAAAGCGTCAAGTGTACAGCGAAAAAAGGGGATCAGCGTGAACCGATCCCCAAAGGCAACTGCTGGAAAGCAAAGACCAG